TCAGAGTCGCCATTTGGCCATATGCGCCAGCTGTCGTTATCTATAACATCCGCAATAACAATTTCTTTATTCTGATTAATACCTATTTCAATTTTCATATCAATTAAATCTACATTAACTTTTTTCCATGCTTTCTCTATTATTTCAAAACATGGTATCATTAATGAACGCCTAATGTACTCCAATGTTACTGGATCTATTACAGGTTTAATATCTAGTAATGGTTGCATATCATGTCGTGGTTGCTTTGGTGGGTAAAGTAACCATACATCGTCTTTTGGTTCAATTAGTGGATCTGTGTATACTGTTTCAGTCCATTCTCCGTCCCGTAAGTATAGCTCTCGTGCTTTATCTTCTGATATGTGTTCTTTTCCAACTATTGCATTTTTGTGAAAGAATTCAGTTAATACTGGATCAAAAATTTCTGTAGATGATTTATCTGGTTCTCTTTTTAAATAACTACCATACGGCCTTCTTCGTATAACACATTCAATAGGAATCATATCACATTTTTCTGCAATAAATGAAGTAGAAGAATTTCTAATGATATAAGCCACAGGAATATTATTATTTTTTAATAAATGAAACACACTACATGTTTGTGCGGTTTTATCTTCTGCTACAGGTAGATCGGCTTGTATAGCAGCATCATTTGCAGTAAGAGAATCTTTGGTTACAATTCTCACTAAATTAGGATCTGCAACAGTTTCAATTATTTTGGTTTTACCTTCAATATTCATATTAAAATTGCTCTTCTTCTGTTGAACCTTTAATTGCACTTAAATCTGTACTGCCAGTACATATCTGTCCAACTTGATCAAAATATCCAGCACCAACTTCCCGTTGATGTTTAACAGCAGTAAATCCTCGTTCTTGTGCCTCAAATTCTTTTTCTTGGAGTTCAACAAATCCTGACATTCCATGATCCCTATAATTTTCAGATAATTCAAACATACTATAATTTAATGAATGAAATCCTGCAAGAGTAATGAATTGATATTTTACATTTATATCCCCAAGTTCATCTTTAAAACTTCGTATTTCTTTGTCACTTAATTTTGCTTTCCAATTGAACGATGGTGAACAATTATATGCAAACATTTTGTCTGGATATTCTTTTTGTATTTCTTGTACGAACTCTTTACATTCTCCAATATCAGGCACAGATGTTTCCATCCATATTAAATCACAATAAGGTGCATATGCAAGCCCTCTTGAAACTGCCTGCTCCATTCCTGCATTTGTTTTAAAGAATCCTTCTTCAGTTCTTTCACCTGTAATAAATTTGTGGTCTTTTTTATCACTATCTGTTTGTAACAATGCACCTGATAGAGCATCGGTTCTTGCAATAATTATAGTTGAAACACCCATAATATCAGCAGCCAATCTTGATGCAATTAATTTATTAACCATTTCCTGAGTAGAAACTAAGACTTTTCCTCCCATGTGCCCACATTTTTTAGCAGACGATAATTGATCTTCTAAATGAATCCCAGCGGCCCCAGCTTCAATTAAATGTTTTACTAATTCATGTGTATTGAGAACTCCTCCAAATCCGGATTCTGCATCAGCTACAATCGGAAGAAAGTAATCAATTTCTCCTTGTCGATCTTCCATTGTTTGGATTTGATCTGCTCGTTGAAATGTATTATTAATTCGTTTAACTATGGTTGGAACGCTGCCAACAGCATATAAAGATTGATCAGGATACATTTGCAAACTATCATTAGCATCGCCGGCGACTTGCCATCCAGAAAGATAAACTGAATCAAGTCCCGCTTTTGCTTGTTGCATTGCTTGGTTGCCCGTCAGTGCACCTAATGCACTAACATATTTTTGAGAATAAATTTTTTCCCAAAGTTTGGTTGCTCCGTTTGATGCCATAGTGTATTCTATTTTAACTGAACCACTTAATTTTTTAACATCTTGGGTAGTATAAGGTCTTTGAATATGTTTTTGTCGATCGCGGTTGCGCCACTTAGTTTCTTTTAAACTAAATTCATTATCTACCGCCATTTTGTCTCCATTGTTTAAATTATTTTTATAAATTAAGAACCAGAATGTTTGAAATAAATTTCATTAATCCTTTTTAATTCTATTTTTACTTCATCTAATTCTTTTTGAACCAACTCATATTGTTCACGATAATAATCTCGTTCTTGCTCCACTTCAATCCATTCCGACAAATGATCTTCTTGCGAGTGAGCCATTTTTTTCCTAAAAAATTATTACTTATTTTCTTTTAATGTATCTACATATTTTGCTATAGCATGATCTAATCCATCAGTTTCAGAAATTAATCCATTATCATTGTCGGGGCCCCAATCCAAATCTTGACTATCTATAAAAAGTCCTGTGTGACGGTAAGGCCAAGGAGGAGTAAAAGGGATAGGATCGCTACGGCGAACCACGCGCCAATGAGTGGGTTGTCCACTAGACAAAACTTGAGAAGAAACTTTTGGTGATCCGTAAGAGAAAATTTGAACATTGTAATTCCTTTGATGAAGCCACATTCCTATTATTTGTGCAACGGCTCCACCTAAACTGTGACCTGTAACGTGTACAGTATGTTCAACCGTATGATCTCTATCTATAATTTCCATAATGCCTAAAGAAGCATCTCTAAATCCTTTATGGAGATAGATTCCTAAACGGCCATCTTTCACTAATCTTACATCAATATCAGATTGTACATTTTCCGTATTGGCAGTACCTCTAATAATAATTATTGATATTCCATCTTTTTGTTTTACATCAAATGCAACCTCATCTTTTTGATCACCACCTGCATCATAAATTTCCTTACAATATTCCGCATGTTCAATAAGCAAATCTAATGAAACTGGTAAATTTGATTTATCACCACTACCTATATCATTATTTTTGTCTGCTACGTTCTTCGCACAACCATTAAGAACTAGAGCTATCACCATTACGATTATGAACTTCCACTTCATCTTTTTTTCTCCATGCTGTTGCACCTAATATAGCTCCAAATGATAAATGAAACATTGCTCCAGCCTGTAATGTAAGGGGAGCCCATCTACTTGTATTCATTTTTATTTCATCACTCTGCATATTCATGCCTATGTTCCACATCAAAGGAGCAACAAAAAAATCAATCAGACAGATGAACAAGTAAACTAATGCCGCCCAATCTCTCCAATGTCTGTTAATTATTTTGTTTATACCCATAATTTATTTCAATTTATTCATCTACGTTGTCTAGCTGGATGTCCCGGCGATGCTAATTCTGCAAATTGAATTCTCATATCCGTCATTTGTTTTTCCAATTCATCTAATTTTTTATATCCATCTGCAATATCTTTATTGATTTGCGGTATTTCTGATTCTTCTACTCGATGGAGCACTTTGTCTAAATCCATGACCGTTACAAATATCCATGTTATACTTCCAATCAACGCGGCACAAATGATCGGTAATGCTGCTTTGAATAGAGAATGTTCTGCTATTGATTGCATTGATTGTATCGGCATGTTATTTTTTCTCCTCATCTTCATCGGTGCCATCAACAGCTGTAGCATCTTCTGCCACTTTACCGACATCATCAATTATTTTATCAAACTTTTTAACTATTCTCTTTTCTAAATGTGGTAACAATCTGATACCACTATACCCAAACATAAATGCGATTCCAAGAGCCGTATATGGGCCAAATTCAAATTGTTCCATTAATGCAGGAATTGCAAATTCTGCAGCAATCCATCCTACTGCGACAGCAAGCGCAAGGTTTTTTGCTTCCATTGCCCATCCTGTCCATTTATGAACTAGTCCATTAGTCAATCCACCGCAGCCGGATGCGAATACACAACACCACTTTGCACCAAATAATGCTAGTAAAGTTTCCATTAATCTTCCTTATCTTTAATTGTTTCCTTATTTCTGTTTAACATTTTTTGAAGATCTGCGGTACTCCCAACAAACAAAGCATTTGTTACATTTTGAGGAGACCTTATTATATCTTCTTTCATAGATTGCATTGTTTTATGTAAACCAATGAGCTCCTTATTTGCATTGGT